TTTTAATGGGCAGGCTGCAAAAATTGAATGTTACATTGATGCTCTACCAGGTGGTAACGATACGCCTGGACGGCTTACATTTAGCACAACACCTGACCAAACAGATAGCCCCGTCGAGCGCCTACGAATCGACAGCGCGGGCAATGTTGGGATTGGAACGTCGTCGCCTAATCACCTTTTAACACTCAAGGGTACTCAAGCATTCCAAGCAACAAACAGTACTAATGCGTGGTTGGCTTATACATATACTGATAATACTTTAAGACTAAATTATAATGGCGCAGGTTCCGATGAAATAGTTGTTGACAGCTCTGGAAATGTTGGGATTGGAACGGCGTCTCTTAGTAGCTATGGCGGTGCTGTAAAACTTGCAGTTGCTTCTTCCTCAAATACGTCTCTCACTATTGCTTCCAGTACTAGTAGTGATGGAACAATTCTCTTTGCTGATGGCACAAGTGGAGATGCTACTTATCGCGGACAAGTAAAGTATTCGCATTCCAACGATGCAATGCTGTTTAGTACAGCTGCAGCCGAGCGGATGAGAATCGACAGCTCGGGCAGGCTGTTGATTGGTACGACGATTGAAGGTGCAGCACTTGCTGATAATTTAACTGTTGCAGATAGTGGAAACAGCGGTATAACAATCCGATCTGGAGCGGCAAACTATGGTTCGCTTTACTTCTCTGATGGCGACTCAGGTGGGGCAGGTGAATATTCAGGATTTGTGGAATACAACCACAACGGTGATTATTTAGGTTTTGGAACAGGCAGCACCACTCGCCTACGAATCGACAGCTCGGGCAGGGTGTTAATAGGCTCGTCTGCTGTTCAGGCTCATCCCAATATGGACGATCTTCAATTAGGTGATGGATCTGGAAATAGAGGTCTGACAATCTCAAGCGGCACAAGTGGCTATGGCACATTAGCTTTTGGAGACAGCGCCGACAGCTCAGGAACTGATAGGTATTCAGGGTCAATTGAGTATTATCATGCTGATGATAGTATGCGATTCTATGCAAATATAGGTGAGCGGATGAGGATTAAAAGTAATGGCCAGTTCTATATCAACACAGGTGGCGGGCCACCAAACGCAAGTACCTCAGGAATTGAATTTGGGGGGAACGGTTATATCTACAACGTTGTCGATTCTGGCACTGTTCAGTATCTAGATAGAATGGGTAACGACGGGACTATTGTTGAATTTAGGCAAGCTAATCAACAAGAAGGGTCAATTAGCGTCTCAGGCTCAACTGTTTCATACAATGGTGGCCACCTAAGCCGATGGTCACAATTGGCAGGTGGTGTAGAACGCACAGAAATCCTGCGTGGTTCTGTATTAAGCAACCTTGATGAAATGTGTGAATGGGGCGAAGAAGATAACGAACAACTCAACCGTATGAAAGTCAGCGATGTCGAAGGTGATAAAAACGTCTCTGGCGTGTTCCAAGCTTGGGACGATGACGATGACACTTACGTCAACGACTTCTACTGCGCGATGACGGGTGACTTTGTTATTCGTATTGCACAAGGAACAACAGTTGCTCGCGGAGATCTATTGATGTCTGCTGGTGATGGAACGGCTAAGCCTCAAGATGATGACATCGTGCGTTCCAAGACGATTGCAAAGGTGACTAGCACCACAGTCTCTACTACTTACTCAGACAACAGCTATTGCGTGCCTTGCGTATTGATGGCTTGTTGATCGGCAACCGCCCCATGGCAACGTGGGGCTTTAAACAAACAAAACATTTATTTATTTATTAAACATGGCTACAACTAACACCTGGAAGATTGCACAACTGGATCGTGAAACCGCTGACGGTTACGTTTTTACTGCTCATTATACTGTAGAAGCATCTGATGAAACCTATAAAGCAGGTGCATACGGTTCTATCGGGTTTGAGAAGCCTGAAACATTGGTACCTTTCGCTGACCTTACTGAAGAAGTTGTGGTCGGCTGGGTCAAAGATAAACTGACTGCTGAAAAAGTAACTGAAGTTGAAGCTGCATTGCAGACACAACTCGACGAACAAAAAACACCAACCAAAGCCAGCGGTACGCCCTGGAGCTAATCATGATTACACTTATCCGTCCAATTCTCTTTTCTTTTCTCCAATCCCCAAAGGTCAAGCTACTTATTGTAGATATGTTGACCAAGTTGGCTGAATCTACTGATAACGATGTAGATGATAAGGCTGTTGAATTTATCCGCAATGGCCTATTTCCTGCTAAGCCTCTAGACTAATGGACTTAGGTGAGCCACCGGTACTACCGTCTATACGGCTCCCTGAGCCCCTTCTTCTACCCCGTCCGGTACTAGATGTCCCACGAGCGGATTTGCCCTCATACAGACCGCTTGTGGTGCCTCCTAGCGACCTTCGGCCACCTCCGGGAGTCAAAGGAACAACACAATCCGACAAAGAGAAACCAAAACCTAAACCACCTCCGGTTAAAATGCCGGATATACCTATACCTAAAGACACACGAGAGATTGACATTCCATTTACGGATGTCACAATGCCTCTCCCGTCTAACGAAATACTTGTCACGGCTGGTACTACTGCCACCGTGTCTGTTGCAGCCACCCTTACAGCAACCGCAGTCTTTAAATGGACTGTAACTGCCATGAAACCCATTCTTAAACAAGCATGGACAAAGATAACAAAAAAGAAGGCATCATCAAATTCTTAGTATTAGTCTGGTCAGCCGGATTATTAACAGCTTCTTATGCTGGCTGGATGGAGAAGATGGATCCAACTTATGTCGCAAGTATTCTTAGCGGCACCTTAGCAACTTTCTCAATTACACGCGAAAAAAAGGAATGAAAAAGTTTTTATTGCTACTTTTCTTAGCAGCACCGGCTGCAGCACAAACTGTTACCCCACAGTTTACTCAGGGGTCAATGCAATCGACTACCACCACCACGGTTGACATTGAACGAACAATCGAACAAGAAATTATGGGTGGTGATTATTCATCATGGAGTGGTTCAAACGTTACACCCAGTTCCGATATCGCTGGAGAAAGTACAACATTTTCCGTAACTACGGCTGGAGATCCTTGGACTCTAGAGCTGACAACACGTTCAGCAGGCGTAGTGGAAACAATCGATATCACAGAAAGCATCGACCAAACTTCTACTACTACATCGCTTTCTATCTTCTCACAGTAACACCTGCATTTGCAGAACCTGAAGTACAAAATACATCAAACCCAGTTGCAGCCGCAACAGGAAATGTTACTAATCAGGCTGTGCAGTTCCAGAACAATGGAGCACCATCACGACAAATCTTCGGAGCTAACAGTTCTTGTAATGGATCTACGATGACGTTTAGCCCATTTTATATGGGCAACGACACGATCCCTAGAGAGTCTGATGGTTATGTTCGGTCTAATAATTACGGAGCACAGATTAACTTTATGATTCCACTTGACGGTGGCATGATTGAACAGTGCAAAGAAATTGCTAGACGACACGAACAGAAGATGCGGCTAAACTACGAGATGGTTCGTGCACTGAAATGTACGGAGATTATGAAAGCCGGTTTTACTTTTAGACCTGGTAGCAGAGTAGAAGTGTTGTGTCATGACATTATCCCAATCGTATCATTAAATGATAGAAGCGATAGTAAGTCTCTCGATAGCAACGATAGCAGCGGGAGCGACACTGAACAACCGACTACATCAAAGAATCAATAACGTACATGATCGTATTAGTGGTCTTGACAGACGTATCGACGCTATTGAACTTAGCGTGGCTCAGGACTATGTATCAAAAGCTGATTTATCAGTCATGGTTCAACGTATGGAAGATCATATGGTGCGTATTGAAAACAAATTAGATCAAATTGTCCTTCGAAATAAATAGATGACTTACAACGTAGTAGATCTCCGTACTCAAAAAGTACTTGGTACTTATGAAACTGCTGAACAGGCAGTACGTGCAGAGTCACACCTCGTGCATGAACCAGGTGAAACATGGTATGCAATTGAAGCACCCGTAGTAAAGAAAACACGAGCCAAAAAAGCTAATGTCAAAAAACAAAGCGAGTGAAGAACAATTTAATGAGCTACACAATTTAGTTACAAATGAGTTTCTAAACCGTGTTAAATCTGGTGAGGCAACTACACAAGATTTAAAAGCAGCTTGTGATTGGCTATCAAAAAATGACATCAGTGGTGTCGCCTTTGATGGTAACTCACTTGATAAATTGGCTAACATTATGCCAACTGTTGACCCAGAACTAGTCCAACGGAGGCTATATGGCTCGAAACTCTAAACATAGCGGTGCTAAATACGCTAATGGTAACTATAAATCATACCAGAGAAAGTATGATGGTTCCAAATTACAAATTTCAAAGCGGTCTGCTTTAAATAAAGAAAACCGACGACGCGGTACTTATGGCAATGGAGATGGTAAAGATGTATCCCATAAACGGGATGGATCTACTACTCTTGAAATTGCCTCTAAGAATCGAGCACGTGTCGGTAAAAAACGTAAAGCATGACCCCATTACTTCCAACTCCTGATCACTACTTATACAACTTAATAACCATGACATCCTCTGAAGCTAAGCGCCTTTGGAGGCGCAGTATTAAATTACACTTTGGCTGCACATGTGTTTATTGTGGAGAAACTTATGAATTACACGAACTTACTC